TAGGAAACCAATAGCTTGATAATCTACACTCGCTAAAATCATCAATGATTTTATCTATGGTTTTTTGTTTGTTGAATTTACTCATTATTTACTCCTGTTTGTTGGTTTGCCATTAGGAAAGGTTAAAGCGGTGCTGAACGCTTGCCAGTCCTCGGCTGTCATTATTTGCTCTACTTTGTGAATAGGCGTGTTATCTTTTAGACCGTACTTCTTGCGAAGCTGTCCTATAATGCTTTTGTGTGTTTTGGTTTTAATAGTCATTATGCGACCTCTTTTGATTTATGAACAACCTGGACTCTTACATAAGATAAAATATTATCTTCGTTGTAGTCCCATAGTTTATAGCTCTCTGTTAAGTGTAATTCGCATTCGTGTTGGATCATATAACTAACTATATGGTCTGTAATGGTTTTTAAAATTGAATTAGCTAAACTGTTTTGATAATTTGGACTATCGCAAGATTGATACTCTAAACATCTTATTAACTGTATAACTTGCAATGGGTTTTTAACTTTAAGATTGCCAATGCTTAAATCATCAAAGTTGTAAGGGTTGTTATTATCATCATAACGATAATTTACGCCTTCGCAATTTGCCTTAGATAATTCCTCGGCAACATTACCCACGGAATTAAATTGTATACGTTCTTTATCGTGATAATAATTTAATGAATCAATACCCTTTAATTTATAAACATATAAAACAATTTGCTCTATGTGTTCTTTATCTACTATATAACTACTCATGTCGTTTACCTCCTAAAGTATTCGTTGACTTACACATTGTCTCGCAAATCTACTTATATATCAATACCTTAGACAAAAAAACTTAGGGTTTTTATGAGGAATGTTGTATTATAGAGGTCTAAGGAGCATAAAAAAATTTCAAATATGGAGCAATTTTTGACTAAAAACGACAATAAACCTATAAAAAAAGTGGGTAGAAAACGTATTGAATTAGATTTGGAGCAAGTAGAAAACTTAGCTTCTCGTGGTCTTGGTACTACTCAAATTGCCCGCGCTTTGGGTGTTTCCTGGAATACTATAGACCGCAATAGAAAGCGTTTAGGTGAATTTGAAGACGCTTTAAAGAGGGGGCAAGCGAAAGGGTTGGCCCAGGTGACCAATTCTCTTTTTACTTCGGCGACTGATGGCAACGTCACAGCACAAATATTCTACCTAAAGAACCAGGACCCAAAGACCTGGAAGGATCGAGTCGAGAATGTTCACGCTACTATTAATTTGAATGATGTTCTAAGCGGTGCAAAAGATAGACTCGGCGACTCTATGGCGACTATTAATAAACCTAAAGTTATAAATGCTGTTAAATCAACGTCTACAGCTTCGGGCAAACTGGTAAATAATCAGGACGATATAAAGAACGATGATAATAAGGGCGGATAGCTGCGCTATCTTGTAAGGGCTGCCCATGATTTGATTACTCATGCTCCGAGTATAAATAATCATACCCCCCCTTACATTTTTTCGCACGGGTATATTACGTGTAACTGTTGCGCTAATTTTTTTTAATTTTTTTTGAGTAGAATATGAAAGAGGTAATAAAAGGAATAATAGAAATCACCACCATAGCTGGACTTGGTAATTTCCTACTATTCATTATTTTGGTAAATATATGAAATACGGTGCTGAAGCTGAACAGCAACTGATGACCGAAGTTTGGTCACCTCAAGTTGCAGATGATCCATACAACTTTGTGATGTTTATCTTCCCCTGGGGTCAAAAGGACACCCCCCTCGAAGATTTTACAGGCCCAAGAGAGTGGCAGAAAAAAATTTTAAAAGATTTATCAATTCACATACAACGAAATAAAGGCGTTCCAACACCAGAGATGTTTAGGCTTGCAGTTGCTTCAGGTCGTGGAATAGGAAAGTCTGCCCTTGTTGCATGGTTAATACTATGGATGCTATCAACCAGACTAGGCTCAACAATTATCGTCACCGCCAACACCGAACAACAGCTACGCTCAAGAACATGGGCTGAGTTAGGTAAGTGGCTAACACTATCAATTAACAATCATTGGTTCTCTAAAACTGCTACCACCATAAAACCAGATGGTTGGTTTGAAGAAGCACTCAAAAGAGACTTAAAAATAGACACTGGCTACTATTACGCCCAAGCTCAATTATGGAGCGAGGAAAACCCAGATGCGTTTGCAGGTATCCATTCATCTTACGGAGTATGTTTGATAATGGATGAAGCATCGGGTATTCCAGCTCCTATCTATTCTGTCTCCGAAGGATTCTTTTCCGAGCCTACAGAAAATCGTTTCTGGTTTACTTTCTCTAACCCTAGAAGAAACACAGGACCTTTCTACGAGAGTTTTACATCCAAGCGTAAGTTTTGGAACTTAGAACAAATAGACTCACGAACAGTCGAGGGTACTGACCAAAAACTATTCCAAACCATGCTCGAGCAATACGGTGAAGATTCTACTGTTGCTAGAGTCGAAGTACGAGGCGAGTTCCCCAACGCTGACGATGATTCAGTCATACCAATGGAACTAGCAAGAAACGCTGTCGATAGAGACGTGGCACTAACAACTAAATCACCTATTGTTTGGGGATTAGACGTTGCACGTTTCGGTGGTGATAATTCTGCGCTATGTGTCAGACAAGGTAATACTGTTCTTGAAATTAGGACTTTCAAATCGATGGATTTAATGCAATTATGCGGTGCAGTTAAAAATTTATATGACGACAGTACAGTCGTAGAACAACCACAAGAAATACTTATAGACGTAATTGGTCTTGGTAGTGGAGTTGTAGATAGACTAGCTGAACAAAATTTACCAGTAAGAGGAGTCAATGTTGCAGAGTCACCATCGACTAAGAAAAACTATTTAAACTTACGAGCTGAATTATGGTTTGCAATAAAAGATTGGTTGGCGCTGCGTAATTGCCGTCTTCCTAATGATGATGAGCTTGTGTCGGAATTGGCAGCGCCTAGTTATAAATATACATCAACTGGAAAAATAAAAATAGGGTCTAAGGATGAAATGAAAAAAAGAGGTGTTAAGTCTCCCGATAAAGCTGACGCACTTGCACTAACCATGGCAAGTTCCGCTGCAAGTTTTAGTGGTGGCGAGAACTTTTTAGGGTATAATTTCAAGAAACCATTGACATCAAGAATAATCAGAGTGGGATAAATTTATGGAAAATGACAAAGATCAAACAATCGAAGAGTTACAAGTAGAAGATTCTTACAATGAAGAAGAACTACAAGGCGTACTTAAATCCGAAATGGATGACGCTAAAGACTTCATCGACCAAATAGACCAGGACAGAGCTGACGCTACTGATTATTACCTTGGTAATTCTCCAACAGCTCAAAGCTCTATGCAATCAGAATTTGTATCAACCGATGTTAGAGACAGCGTGTTATTCATGTTGCCTTCCATCATGCGTACATTTTTTGGTACAACTAAAATAGTAGAGTTTATACCTCACGGCCCAGAGGACATACAACTTGCCAAACAACAAACAGATTACATTAACTATGTCATCCAACAAAAAAATCCAGGCTTCAAAGTTTTATACGATGCGTTCAAAGATGCGCTCATTAGAAAAACTGGTTTTGTAAAAGCCTATTGGGATGACAGCATTACTGCATCAACTCACGAATACACAGACATTTCTCCAGAGGCTTATCAAGCTCTTACCCTTGACCCTAACGTAGAAGTCATTGAAGAAAAAATTGAAATGCAAAGCATGACAATTATGAATCCTGAAACTGGCGAAGAGATAACACAAGAAACTCCAGCTAGTTACGATGTCAAAATAAGAAGAGTTAAAGCTAAAGACCAAGTGGTTATCGAAGCAGTACCAACGGAAGAAATACTTATATCAAGACATGCAAGAGATTTAAACTCATCACCTTATGTTGCACACAGAATGGTTAAGACTGTAAGCGACTTAGTGGCTATGGGATATGACAAAGAACAAATGGAAGAGTTCGCTGGTTCTGGAAGCGCAGTCGATGAAGACTCCTACGACTTAGAACAAGCAAGAAACCCATACGCAGATTTTACTGGTGTTGATAGAGCAGACAGTAATAGTAAAAGTGTTCTTTATATAGAACATTATGTTTTTTATGATTTAGATGGTGATGGTATAGATGAAAGGATTAGAGTATGCACTGTAGGGAATGGATTAAATATTGTTAATTCAACACCCTGGGATGATTTACCTATTACACTCTTC